CCTGAAGTTAAAGACCATTATCGATACGTCGACAATGGAACCTCAACTTCTGTCAGTTTTCTACGGATTTCTGACAAAACGTTTCTTACCTGCTCTTCGGGCGTTGTACCCTGAAGCGCGGCTCTTAGAAGCGTTGACAGATTCTCCTCTAGACTTTCTTAAGTCTCTCCGAGCTACACCTTTCCTCATTTCCAAATCCACTCCTATTGCTAGGTTAGCGGATAAAGATATGCGTCAAGATGAAAATCTGACAAATGCCTTTCTCTCGACTTCACCTACTGCAATTCTTCTTGGGGCGTACCTATGGAAAAACGATCAAATGTATCCTTTTCTAACGAATTGGTGTCAAATGACCGGAAATACATGGGTACTTAACCGAATTGAATTGTGGACCAAGGGGTTTGATCCAAAACAACACTTAGTTAATGTTGATTTGGGGAAAGCCTCTATGGGGTATTTAGGAATGAAGCTTGAAAGTGCTGGAAAGGTTCGTGTATTTGCTCTTATGGATTGCTGGACTCAGTGGTTACTCAAGCCGTTTCACGACTGTTTGTTTGACTTACTGAGACAGATTCCACAAGATGGTACCTTCGATCAGTTAAAACCGATTGAACGTTTGCTTGCAAAGGCTTCCCTGAAAGGGGTTCCTATGTATTCATTCGATCTCTCGGCAGCAACCGATCGACTACCTCTACGTCTCCAGAAAACACTGCTCTCTCCCTTCTTAACTAGTTGGGGTGCTGAGCTGTGGGGACATTTGGTCTCATCGCGTCCGTTCACAGTACCTCTTTTACCAAAAGGAGTGACTGCCGATGTTGAACTATCGACAGTCTACTATGAGGCCGGACAACCGATGGGAGCTTTGTCTTCCTGGGGAATGTTGGCATTTACACATCACGCGATCGTCCAGTGGGCAGCCTTCTTGGCTGACAAGACTAGCGATACGAACATGTGGTTCGAAGATTACGCCGTCTTAGGAGACGACGTAGTAATTGTAAATGAGGACGTAGCTCAGGCTTATTCTGCCATTATGCATCACCTCGGTGTTGCTATTGGTCATCATAAGTCTGTAATCTCTATAAAAGGGAGAGCACTAGAGTTTGCGAAACGGTTCTTTGCCTTGGCTCAGAACGCGTCGCCAGCCCCGTTCCTAGAATTCTTCACATCACTTAAGAACATAAGTGCATATGTCGAATTGGCTAGGAAGTACTCTCTTACCTTAGGTCAGTTCTTAACAGGACTGGGTTATGGTTATAGAGCGAAAGCGACTTGTACGGGTAGACTGTTCAATCTACCTAACAGGTTGCGAAACTATATCCTTGCTTACTATAGTCCTTCCGGCGTGAAGCCATTAACTCCATTAGAGTACCTATCGATGAAATCGGTAGGTGTCTTTCATGAAGTAACAGCTACCAAATATGTTCAAAT